TAATGCTTCTTCCTCTACCGATCCAATGCGTCTGCCTTTTGCCTTAGAGTGGCCTTCCTTGACAGCGTTGATGCCTTGCATCCATCTACCGAGATCGCCTGCCATCTGCTCAATCTCACGCCCATGCTGGAAGGCGGTGCAAATGGCTTTGTATGCGGTGCTAGCAATAGCAATTCCGGTGACTGGATCCATTCATTATGGTGCCGGTGCTTCAGCTTCAGCAGCTGCGGCAGCAGCTTCAGCGGCGGCAGCTTCAGCAGCGGCAGCTTCAGCAGCGGCGATAGCAGCAGCGATAGCAGCTTGTTCTGCATCATAAGCAGCTTGCCAAGCGTCTACGCACCACTGATATGGAGACAAATCTGTGATTGCAGTGTTAACAGGGTTGCCATCAGCATCCTTGCTTTCAACATCACCTTTCGTGTCATACCATTGAAGTGCATGAAACTCGCTTGGCAATGCAGACAAGTCTAGGTCTGTGTAAGCAACGCCGTCTTTTACGACAGTGCCATCATCTTTGATTATCGATATTCTCATTGCCTTACCTCAATCATGTCTATTAGGGTTGGGTTTTTAATTTTCTCTAATAATTCGTGGCTAGTTGCATTTTGCTTAACCATCTCATTGCGAAAACTTTCAACAGCAGCACCTGTCTGACGTGACTGCTGTGCGTTTTCAATCAAAAGCATTGGCATCCAAGCCATAGCACAACCAAACTCATCTACTGGTTTGCCTGTGTTTGGGTCAGTGCCAGCCAGCTTTACAAACCAAGCGCAGTCCAACTGTTTGCAAGGCTCAAAGCTGTTAAGTGGGCAGTTATGTTTTACATCAAGCTGCATTAGTTTTTACTCGCAATAATAAGATCAACATATTCAACATTAATTGCTGCAGCACCACCGCTAAAGGTTGCGCTGAGTGAGTGACTGTGTGAGCCACCACCGCCTGTTGAATTTGTGTTTCTAACATAAGCAGAGTTAAAGGTTCCGGCACCAGTAATAGGTTCCGCGCCGCTGCCATAAAAATAGTTAACACTGTGATTGTGACTTGGCATCTCAGAAATAGTTAACGTATGTGATCCTGTCGAGCCAGCAATCGTACCAGTGACCGTTGGTGTGCCAAAAGCTGTTGTAAATCCGCTAGAACCACCAGAACCAACAGTGCCAGTTACAACTCGCAACGCTTTATCGTTATGCGTTGTTTGCTTTGTCCAACCAGTAGGCGCAGCAGTTTGCTGAAACAGCATCAGTGTGCCTGATGGGAACGCCTCAACGCCTGTCAGACCAGAACCGTCGCCTGAGAAAGCGGTAGCGGCTACTGTTCCTGTTACAGATATTCCAGATGAGGTGGTGGCGAGTTTTTCGGAGTTATCATAATAAAGTTGGACAGACCCGTTTGTGTTAAATCTTGCTTTAAACTCATTTGCCGCAGAATTAGTGATGCCAACATAATCATCAGAAGCAATCCATAATTGCCCTGTTCCTGTATCTTTAATAAACGAGTCAGCCCCATCGTGATAAATCTGCAAGTCAGACCCAGCACCGAAAATGGCCTTGTTGTTGTCGCCAAAGGTGATGTCGTTACCGTTGGTGTCTAGGTTGCCCCCAAGCTGCGGGGTAGTATCATTTACTACATCAGCCGCAGGGACATTATCTAACGCCCCTGCAACAATATCTCCATTAGCATCAACTAGGTCTGCAATGTCTCTTGCTCTAGTCATTTATATTCTCCGTTTATTAATCTTTACTCGCCATAATAGCGTCAACGTACTTCACGTTGATTGCTGCTGTGCCGCCTGAGAATGTTGCTGATAATGAGTGACTGTGTGAGCCGCCGCCACCTGTGCTATCCGTGGTTTTGGTGATTTGTGATGTTGGGGCATACGAAACAACAACAGTTCCGCCAGCTCCGCCAGCAGTGTTTCCGGCAAAAGTATGATTATGGCTTGGCATCTCAGCAATTGTGAGAGTGTGTGCGCCAGTCGAACCAGTAATTGTGCCAGTGACGGATGGCGTTGCAAGTGCAGTAGACAATCCAGATGAACCGCCGCTGCCCACTGTACCACTAACGATACGCAATGCAGCATCATCGTCTGTGGTTATCTTAGTCCAGCCTGTGGGTGCTGTAGTCTGACCGAACAGCATCTTTGTGCCTGATGCAAAAGAGATAAGCCCTGTCAAAGCAGAACCATCACCAGCAAAACTTGTTGCTGTGACTGCGCCACCTGCTGTAACCGTAACTTGATCGTGATTAGCAATACCAAGACTGGTTAGCGTTGGGATTGTAATACCAGTAAGATTAGAACCATCACCAGTAAAACTTGTTGCAGTTACCGCACCACCCGCTGTGACTGTGACCTGATCGTGGTTGTCCAAGCCAAGGCTAGATAAAGTCGGAGTGCTTACTGTACCGCCTACCCAATTGGAGCCATTGTACTGAAGAAACTGACCATTGGTTGCGCCAGATGCAGCCACATCGTTGGCATCATTGATGCTGAAATTACTGATAGAAAACGTGCCGTAAGCTACAATGTCTACCGTATCATTGAGTGCCGCACCAGAAGCCAAGACAATGCTTGTGCCGTTGGTTGCTGTAAAGTCTGTACCAGCAATCAGCTTAATACCATTAAGGTAAACATCTACATAACCAGCATCATATGTTGCAGCAAAGCTAGTCTGCCCAGATGTCGCTGTGTAGGTTGTCCGCTGTGATGTGCCATTGACTGATGAGCCAGCGTTCTGCCAGCCAGACCCACCATAGACCTTCATGGTATCTGATGATGTATCAAACCAAAGATCACCTAATGTCGGTGATGATGGGGCTGTTGCATCAATAAAATAAGTGTCACCAAAAGCGTTGATGTCAGCAAGGTTGTTTGATGCGTTAATAACAGCAGCAATGTCTGCGCCAACAAGGTTGACGTTAGCAATGTTATTAGCAACTACATCAATCTCTGAGGTAGCCTCATTAAGATCATTAGCTACTGTGACTACTTTAGCTACTTCAGCCGCAATAGCTGAGATATCAGATGCGTTAGTAGCAGCGGCAGTAACATCAGCGGCAATATTTGCAACCGCTGTAATGTTAGCAGAGATACCAGCCGCAGTGTTTACGTTAGCAATGTTTGTTGCCACGGTTCCAATGTCAGTTGCGTCAGCAGCGACAGCGTTGATGTTAGTTGCGTTACCAGCAACAGCATTAATATTAGCAATGTTAGATGATACCGTACCAATATCAGTTGCATCAGCAGCGACTGCGTTAATATTAGCAGCATTGCCTACTACAGAGTTAATGTTAGCTGTGTTACCAGCAACCGATGTCACGTTGGCTGCAATGCCTGAGACTGTGGTCACGTCAGATGAAATACCAGCTACAATGCCAATGTCTGTACCATCAGCAGCTACTGTGCTTACGTCAGCAGAAATGCTGGCAACAGTATTCACGTTAGCAATGTTGGTTGACACTGCGCCAATGTCAGCAGCGTCAGCCGCCACTGCGGTTACATCAGATGAGATGCCAGCGACTGTTGTTACATTGCCTGATATGCCAGCGACAGTGCTAACATTTGCATTGTTGCTCGCGACAGTTGTTACGTCGGCATTGATACCAGCGACTGTTGTGACGTTAGCGTTATTGCCTGCAACGGTTGTGACGTTAGCAGCAATTCCTGAGACTGTAGATATGTCAGAAGCAATTGCAGCAGTGTCAGTAATAGCGTTGGTTGCTACTGTACCATCTTGAATGTCAGCAAGTGTAGCAATGTCAGCCGCAGCCGCAGCAATAGTCGTTACACCAGCAGTAGATGGGCCGTTTACAAGATCGCCAGTTACGGCATCAAACGCCAAGACTTTACCAGCCCGGCTGGCAACAGTAGGTAATGTTAGATTTGCAGCCGCATCAGCATCCGTCAAACGAAGCGAGCGACCAACCTCATCATTAAGATCAGCATTGATTGCTGTTATTCTATCTAACTCCTCATTAAGAGAAGAAACATCGAATGGGCCTGATGTTGGAAAATCTGTAGTACGCTCAAGCGGAATGCTTCTTGTTATAACAACTTTGCTGCCACCAGACGCACCGACAACCGTCATTGCAATTGTGCCAGTAGAACCAGAACCCCCAGCTACAGTGTAGTCAGTAGTGATAGTTTTGAGTATGCCATCAACATATGCGTTGAGATCACCTTCTTCAAAGAACTCAAACGGCACAGTAAAGCTAGACTGTGTAACACCAGATGCCACAGTGTAAGATATTCGTGGTGAATTATCGCTCAAGTTAATCGTCATAGTAATCCTCTATCATGCAGTAATGCAGTTTGCCACGCACAATTAACGGCGGCCTGCGTTAAAGAAATCCCTTGCATCATCACGCCACAACGGCAAACCAACAAACGGCATCGCGTAACCTAAGTCTTTAGTAGCACCTACCCTGTCACCTTTAAGGTAGCGATCCCAAAGACGGTAATATTCCAAACCCAATCCAGCGGGTGCGCCTAACACTTCAGTAATAGCATCACCCTGTCTTTCGCTTGGTGTGCCGCTAATCCATTTAGGCGGGATTGGAGATGCATTCTCGCGCATCATGCCAGTGTTGACTGCCATAGCTAGACCGCGATAACCGATGTCAGAGTACACACCCAAGATACCTGAGTGATCTACCACTCTTGCCATTGTCTCAATGCTATCTGCGTCTTTCCACCATGACTGATCTTTGAATGACAGCGATAGGTAAGACATACCAAGCAACGCAGACACGCCCTGCAATCTGTATGCCCTGCTTGGATCAGCAATCGCACCAATGATCTTGTTGTTCGCACCAAAGGCAAAGTTCATAAAAGTAAATGGCAGCGTCATTAGCTGGCTGTCCATGCGAACAAGTGCAGTAGAACCAGTAGATGCTCGCTTATCTATTGCGTACATCTTAGGAAAAACTTTACGCATCTGTTGGAAGTATGCGTTGTCTTTCATATACATCACACCATCCATGATGCGCGGCTTGTCGAACGTAGTAGCCATGATGATGGTGTTGTTAGAGTGTGATGCGATAGCTGCCTGATATTGACGTACAGCCGCACGTTGCTGCGGTGTGTCTCTAGCCCAAGCATCTGTGTTAGAGAACACAAAGTCTTCTGACTGATGCTTGGTGACAGGAGCATCAGCAATGATCTTAGCCATCTCCTCATCGATACCATAGCGAGCCAGATACTCACGATCAGTAGCGTTGATTGTACCCTTTGACCATTTCTGAGACAGCTTGAAGAATTTATTCTGCACAACCATTTGATCCAGCAGCTTGCCGGTAACAGTCACAGGCATCAAACCATTCATTGTGTAATAGACTTTGTTACCAACAGCGGTAGCTTTTTCCAGCATATTAGGCTGAATGCGCTTGACGTTATCAGACAAGATCTCTCTTGCAGCCACGTTGCGAGAGATGTCAAGCAACTCACCAGCGAGGTTAGCTTGCCGGAATACACCAGCCACAAAGCCTGTGTCATCTAGCGCAGCCCGACCAGCTTTAGCTACATCCTTATAGCCATGAGCAAGAACAATACTGCCAACATCAGTAATAGCAGATACACCAGCACCACCAAGATACGTCCAGCCTGTCCATGACTTGACTGCTTTAGCTAACTGGTTATCCCAGCGATCAGGACGCTTGACGAAGTTGCCCATCACTCTGTCGTAGTCACCAACCATAGCGGCCTTGGCACTTAGAATCTGATCTTCAGACAGTTTGCCTTTGCGCAACTCAGTCTCGAACGCATCCATGACTTCATCGATTGTTCTGCCACCATAGGTTTCAGCGAATGCAATCTTCTTACCCATGCGTTCAAAGTAGCTGTAAAGAGCATCCTCATCTTTAATGATGAACTCCTCTACCATCCACTCAGGTATGTTGGTCTTGCGATTTTTTAGATGCTTTGTGCTGCCGCCACCAAACGATAGATTCTCAAACTCATCAGCGTCTTCTTCTAAAATATTTGCAACACTACGCTCTGCATCTGCTCTGGTTGTACCAGTGTATTTGGGATCAGGATTGTTGCTGCGTTCGATAGTGTACCACTCATCAAACTTTGCAGTCAGACGCTCTCTTGCCCCCTCATCTGAGAGCAGCAGCTTCTTGTCGTAATAGATTGGGAACGCAAAGTCTCTGCGAGGCGGCGAATTGATTAATCCTTGAAGTCCGTCAACGTCATCTCTGATCTTGTTGATTTCTCTGTCGAGATCTGTGAGCAGTTTGAATTGCTTTTTGGTTGCGCCTGCGTGGGGCTGGCTTTTGATTTTGGCTTCAAGCTCGGCCAGCTTTGTTGTCTTCTCATCCAGCTTTTTATTTGCAGCATCGATGCGTTCCTTTAGCTTTGCGTTCTTGGGGAACACACCAAAGAATGTGGCATCCTCACCAATCTCTTTGAATGATTTATCAAGCAACACGGCTGCATTCTTCTGACTTTCAGTCATGGTTGCAGCAGCTTCTCTAGCAATACGAGGGTTGCCAGAGTTTACTTTGACATGCTTGGTGATGGTGTCAGCAAGCCATGCATTATACTCTTTGTTATTACGGTAGAACACACCAGCAAAAGAACTAGCCTTCTCACCTATGCCTATGTCTTGTGCATGCAAATCACGCAAGCCGCGCTGCACAGAGTTGAACGCGCCATAGTAAGGCAGGATGCGCTGCGCTAGAGACTGTGTTGCTTTGCCTTCTGCGTTGGCTTTAGTGGCAATAGATGCATTGCTAGACATACGGATAGCTAAAGACTTTGCGCCCTGCGGCATAGCAGGGTCAGCAAGAAACTTTTGCAAGTCATTACTTAGAGGGTTAGAAAACTTTAATGTGTTGTCACCGTCACTTTCAATAGATCCAGCTTCTCTTTTAATTGCTTCTGTTTGAGCATTAATATTTAGATCTTCATCTTTTGATAGATTTATAGTGCCATCAGAACCAAAGACATGCCTCACTGGTCTTCCGCTTACTGCACTCACAACCTTATTTACAGAAGACTGAATGAATGGCTTGGCGTAAGTCAGACCCATGCCAAGCACAGGTGACAATGCAGTAGATGCTGCAATGTTAAGAGTAGATTCAAAGTCAGCATCAGCTACTTGAAACGGCTCTCTGATAATCTCTGATGTAGCACCACCAACAAAACCAGCAGCAGCAAACTTGGCAAACGTACCTAGCTTTGTAGCCCCACCAACCACGTTCAGACCGGGAATGAAGCCGATCAGAAAGCTGGGTACATCACCAACTATGTTAGCTGTTAGCGCACCGTCAGCCATAATCTGGTCACGCTCTAGTGCAAGGTCAACCTCACCAATAAGAAAGTCCATATGCTCTTGGTTCTTGGCACGAACCAGATCGTCATAGTATGGAAGATGGCTCTCAGGAATATTGGCAACAGCGTCATAGCTTTCATCCCGCACAACATTACTGAACCGCCTCATCTCCTCAAAGTGACCAGCAATAGGCAGGCGATCTGTAAAGGATGCTTTGAATGTTTCAGTCCATGATGGAGCAACGGCTCTGCCATCAGCAAAGCCGCTGTCTAATGTTATGAAGAAATCAGCAATCCCATGATCCATTACTTCTGCCCTGCTAACTGCCTTGCTCTTTCACGTTGAGCATCAAGCTGTTTGTTGATGCTTGCGTACGTTTTCTTCATGCCAACGGATCTGTCAGTAGAACCCATTGGCTGTATCTTTTTCTCCCCAAGCCGGTTAGTGCCAGTTAGGTAGGCTGCTCTTGCTGCGTTTGCTGCTTCTAACTCTGCTTTGATTTGCTTTTGAGTAACTGCACCACGCGCATTAAGAACAGCTTGTGGGCCAACAACAATAGGCTTCATGTTGTTATCAAGTATCACTTTGCCATTCCTGTCTACAATGCGGTAGCTAGGAAGATTAGTGGGTACGCCTTTGATTGGCCTTGTGCCTGTGGTTGGCGCAAAGAAAGCAGTGCTACCCATCTTGAGGGCTTTGCCTGTGCTGCTTTGCTTTAGTGCTGTTTGCGCAGCACCCAAAATAATGTCCATCTCACCATCACGGTTGTAATGCTGCTCTGGTGCAAAACGTGTATAGGTTTTCTGACCACCTTCTCGCGCCATGTAATCAGACTTCTGAAATATTTTATCAACAGAGTTTGCAATTATTTCTGCTGCCCTTGCCGCACCAAATGTGTAAACAAGATCGTCAGAGTATCTAGCAAAGTGTAGGTTTACAGCGGCATCAGTGCTACCTGTTGCATCACGAACAAAGTCAAGCGTAGTTGGCTGTTTGCCTTCTACCCTCATATGCTGTGCCATTCTAGTTTTGACAGTTTCTTGTGCTAATGAATCACGCTCACGCTCTGCTTTCTTAGCTAGAATATCAGCAGGGCTAAAGTCTTTAAACAAAGTTGTGTTGGCAACAGCATCCAATGTCTCAAAGAACATGATGGTGTCATCAGGAATACCGCGACTGTTGTAGACTAAACGCCCACCACGCATACGCTGCGTTGACTGCTTTACAAAGTTGCGCAGCATAACACTAGCCATCGGGTTGTCGCTGTTCTGCGCAAGCCAG